ACGATGATGATGCAATATGTAATTCTGAAGATGGTTCATATTATACATATGATAGTGATGTTACAGAGATTACAATGAGTACAGAAGAAGAATCTATTAATTTAACAATTACTAAATTTCCAGTATCAATTATATGTTTAGAAAAATGTGAATATACACTCGATTCATATATGATGGATAATGATATATCAACCGATGAATGGAATTCTATATTGATGCAGATAATCATGACATTGATAACATACCAAAAAGTATTTCAATTTACACATAATGATTTACATACAAATAATATAATGTATAATTCAACAGATATAAAATATTTATATTACAAATATAATAATAATTATTATAAGGTTCCCACTTATGGTAAAATATATAAAATAATTGATTTTGGTAGAGCAATTTATAGATACAATGACTTTTTATATTGTAGTGACAGTTTTCATAAAAATGGCGATGCGTCTACACAGTATAATTTTGAACCATACATGAATGATAAAAAACCAAGACTAGAACCAAATTATAGTTTTGATTTATGTAGATTGGCTTGTTCAATGTATGATATTATGTGTCATGATGATAAAAATGATAAAATAAAACTATTGATAGAAGATTGGTGTAAGGATGATAAAGGTAGAAATGTTATATATAAAACAAATGGAGATGAGAGATATCCTGATTTTAAATTATATAAGATGATAGTTAGAACAGTTCATAATCATACACCTGAATCTCAATTAAGTCGAAAACTATTTTCAGAATATTTGGTATCGAAAAACAAAATTAAAAAATCGAATTTAAATAATGTTATGGATATTGACAATATGTCGTTAAATTAGTATAGTATCTAATAATAATAATTTTATTATTATTAAAATCATAACAATATATATGTACAATTATACACAGTTTGATAAAAATAGAAGATTAAAAGTTGCGGTTTTAAAAGATGCGCTTCCGTTTGCGAATTGTGATAAAGATATTAAACCAACAGGAGTAACTGTTAAAATATGGGAAAAAGTGGCGGATAAATATAATATAGATTATGAATTTATATGTATAAATAGGAAATACGACGATACATTAAAAGATTTGAGTGAAGGAAAATATGATATTGCTTTGGCAGAATTTAGTGTAATAAATCGAAGGTATGATTTAGCATCATATTCAAGACCTTATTTTGTTTCAAAAATGAAAGTTTATAGAAAACGTAATGATAGTTCATTGAAAAATTTTGTAACAAATCGGATAGTAAAACTATTATTCATTGCTGCTTTTTTTATATTATTTGTTTATTCATTAATACGAATGTATATGTTAAATATTCCTTATTTAGAATCATTATATGATACATATACAATATTTTTTACAAATATAAAAGATTTTATAACTCCAAATAAAAATATGTCACAAACCAAAGTAAAAGTAATTAATGGTCTTTGGATTTTCATAAGGTATGTGTTTTTCACAATTGTTGTCGCTCAAGCAATTAATATTATAGTTAAAACAACTGATTATATTACAGACGAAGAATATAACTCCATTAAAAAAATAAATGTTTTAAGAGGTACTTCTTATGTGGATTATGTTAAGAATATAGGAAAACAACCATCTTTAAATACTTCAAATCAGGAAATTATTGATAAAATTCAAAAATCAAATTATGATGAGTATTGGTTAGATGATTATAATGTTATAGTAAATGCTATAGATAAAAGTCCATATAATTTACAATTAGATTCTACTTTAAATCCGGTAGTAAATGATGAATTTACAATTGTTATTAATAAAAATTTACCGGATATTCTAGAAAAAATAAATAAAACAATTGTAGAAATGCAAGATGATGGTGATATGACAAGGCTATGTAAAGGTTATATGAAAGTTAATTTTGAAGATTGTGCTATGTAATTTTAAAATCCAGGATTATCTACAAATACGTTTACTCCTCCTCCTGTCATATTATCAACAGCACCTTTTATTAAATTAAATTGATTTGCTATAAACAAACCAATGATTACGCTTATGTATACATGAAGTGTTTCACGAATTAAAAATTTTAGTGGTTTTACATCTTTCAAAATAAACCTCATTTCTAAAAATTTACACAAAAAGAAAATAATTGATATGACAGCGCCTAAAACAAATATATTTTCCATTTAAATATGTTTAAATAATCTAATTATATATTTAACGCAAATATAAGGATAATAATATAATGATTATTGTATTGTAAAATATTTTTATTTGTTTATTTAGTTGTTTATTTATTTTATCTTTATAATAATTCAACATCAATAATAGGGTCGTCATTCAACGTAGTAGGTAATCTAGGTTTTGACATATCAAATACATCTAAATCATCTAGTGATATATCGCCCCCAATATGTAAGGGGTCTTCATTACTACTTTCATCATCCTCTTCTTCTAATTTTCTTTTATTATAATTTGTTTCACTTATTTGTTCTAAGCGTTCAATTGTTTTTGGTGCTTCGACTGTTTGTTCATTTCCCTTTTTATCCATTACATAATCAGTATCATTGAATTTAATACCGACGGAACTTTCGCCTTCACCGCCTACAGTAACACGTGGTTTAATAGGTACTTCTGGTGGAGGAGGTAATTGTTCAGGAGGAATTACAGTTTCAATAATTTCTTCCTTTTCTTCTACTTCCACATCTGTTTCTTGTGTTTCATCTAAATAAGCTCTTAATAAATTCTCTACTGGAATACTATCTCTTATAGTTAATAATATACTTTCTTTAATGATTAATTCTAACTCTCTATTATGTTTTTGTATTTGTAATGGAGGACATGATTTGTCAAATAAGTATACATTGGTGTATATTTTTCTAGCGCAATTAATGTATATTTTGTGTATGAAATCTTCTAATGGAGGAATATTAACAGCTATCTTCTTTTGTTTTTGTCCCGCTCTTGCGCATGTAAGTGCTTTTAATTTTATAATATGAACACATGTTACTAATTCTTCTAAATATCCACATCCGCTCGATTGTTTTATTCTATCTGTTTCATCTTTTATCATAGTTGGATTCCATTTTGTTATTCTAGCAATAAAATTTTGAAATGTCATTAAATATTTACTTTCTTCGTTATTTTCAACACATAATTTCCAAGCTTCATCAAAAATAGATCTAAACCCACTAATGATTAAAGGTGTTAATACAGAGACTAATCTTGCGCACCACTCGTTTTGTGATTCTGTTAAACTATTTACAGAAAAATCATCCATAATATTATTATTGTATTTTTAATAATATTAATTTAAACTTATTTAAGAATACATCACTAAAATAAATCGTTTATGAATATTTCGTATTTTAAAATATTATATAAATGAAATATTTTCATTGTCAAAAGGTGATTCAGAATATAATAAATATAAAATATACATCATTAACAATTTTTCATTTCTAAATTCTCTCTTTACTTTTGTTATTATCAATAAAATTTTATATTTTTTGACTTCATCAATATCTAAACTTTCTATAACATCTAATAATTCAAGAGCATTACATCCCTTTTCATATAATTTCGACGATAACACGAAATAATCATTTAATGATGATTTTTTGGTTGATATTTTATTTTTTATCCATAATAATTTACTTTTATTTTCTTTTGTAAAATTATAAGTATTTTCTATATGATATCTATTTAAATTACTATGATTTTTATTAATATTTGGAAGTGGTAAGTATATTTCGCAGAATCGCGATAATATAGGTTTTAATAATTTATATTTATCTTCAACTATGATAAAAAAACGAGTAGAATAATTGAATAATTCAATACACCTTCTTAATGCTGATTGAGCGTCAATTGTTAATTTATCAGCATTAGATAAAATGACACTTTTAAAACAGTCATTTTTTATGTGTGTTCTAGCGAAAAATTTTAAATCTTCTCTTATAAATTTAATACCTTTGCCATGCGCACAATTTACATACATGACATACGATTTAATGCTTTCTTTATCATTACAATAAATCATTTTTATAAAATTATTAACTAGTGTTCTTTTTCCGCTTCCACTCGGACCATGAAATATGATATTTGGTATTTTATTAATATTGATAAAATACTCCAATTTATCATATATATTTTTATGTACATCTAATTCCATAAACGAATTATTATATGATAATTTACAATTATATTTATATAATAATTTTATAAATTATATAAATTCCGCAAATTACATAAATCCAACTAATTATATAATTATCATGATTAAGCCCAGCTATTTAAACTTTGCGTGTATGGATTTTCTTTGAACGCGTTAAGTATATCTGGTTGAATTCTCTCACAATTGATATTTTCGTCATAATATTGTCTAGCATTAAATTTTCCATATGTTTCTGGAGCAGGAGATGCGGTTGCTACAGTAGGTCCTGAACCTCTTACCCATAATCTATTATTATCTCTATCACTATCAATCTTATCAATCTTAATATTATCAGTTTGATTAAATATTTGAGTTCCTCCTTGATTTGGACGATTTAAATACGTTTTGTTTACATTGTTTCTTTGATTATATTCAGCATCATATGTTCTTAATCCAGCTTGATTCGCGGGTCCTCCAGATGAACCTATATAAGAATAATTGGTTGAATCACGATTATTTTCGATTGGCTGTTGGGCGCTTACAGTATAACCACCGTCTCTTTGATTTTGAACATTTAAATGATTGTTATCTAATTTATCTACTAGCATTTCACGATTCGTTGTTTTTGTTCTGTCTGCTGGATTATAGACCGCATTCGCAGGAACATAGCTTTTTACATTTTCATAGGGTCTGGCATTCCCTACAACATTTTCTTTTCTGGTTGGACGAAGTATATCTAATAATGGTGCTACAACAGCTTTTACAACACCTCCTACAATTCCAGTATCATTATAGCATGTTGTAGTACGATTTGTCGGTAAAAAATTATAACTATCTCTTGAATAATCACCAGTTGAAGCTGGATTTTGTCCAACCGCAGAAGGAGCAGCCATTACATTACATGTTTGTTCAGTACGTTTTGATTTTTCATAATTTTGAGGAGCATAACCAGCTTCGCCTTCGCTTCTACCTCTTGTTCCAAAATATTCTTGTGTAGTATATGGTCTGCTTACATCTTGTAATACTTCAATTCCTCTTGCTGTTTGAGCCTTTTCAATACCTGTTGTAGTTAACCATCTATCTGGTGTATTATTATAATAAGTATCTGGTAAATATTTTTCTACTTTACCTAATACACCTCTGTTTTTGACTGGATATATAGCAGGTCCTTCATGTCCTTGTAATCCAAATGTAATTTTAGGGTTTGTTTTAACTCTAAGCTCATCAACTGTATATGGCATCCATTTCTCTCTTGCTCCCATTCCAGAATTGAAACCAAGTGAACCTTCTGTACTATATCCTTGGTCTAATCCGGGTCCTACAATCTGTTCTTCCCAAGGTTTAATATTTGACATTTTAACACTAGGATTTACTCTAGATTGATAAAAATCACTTTGATTTGGCATACCATATGCCCATTGTACATTATCTTGTGGCTTGAATAACGGAGCTACTTCTTTTTTTCTAAATTGTTGTGAACCAGAACCCTGCATGTTATCTAACATTGTTTCGCTTATATTGGCATTTGTAGTCGCTCCTCTTAATTTTGCTCCGAAATATGGTGCCATATTATTATGTCTAAACTCGTTTCCTTTTATTGGTTCTCCTGTTAATGATATAAAATTTGGCTCATTTTTTAATTCGGTATTAATAGTCGTTTCATATGTCGCCGGGTCAAAATACTTATCCGTTATTTGGTTTGGATTTGCATAACGCTGTATGTTATCTTCTTTCACTGGAGTTGAAATTGGATAATTTTCAGGAATCTTATTTGTGTTTGGTAAATAATTTTTATCATTTGTCATATTTGTAAAATTTTCCTTTTTCTTTTCTTGATTTGATATTATATACATGCTGCCTAATGCTATTAATGGTATTGCTAGTTCGGCCATTTATATATATAATTGTATTATATTTTTTAGTAATTAAACTGACTATTATATAATACAATTCTGAAATAATAATTTACAATGATAAATATTATAAAATTTTCTAAAATTTACTTGTAAATATATTCATTTGATTTATATTATTAAATTCATTCATTTTATTATCATTCATCTGAAATGTTCTATCTAAGCAAGGATACGATGGAATATATTTATCTTTTTCTATAATACGTGTATTTAAATTGTTTTGGAATGGCATACAAGTATTTTCTTGTGGGTTTAATGGTAAAATATACCAATTTACTTGTTCTAAATCTCTTGACATCCAAGCAGGGTTAGTAGCTCTTGATTGGTCTGTCACGGTTCCAATAGTAGGGTATTCTACATTAAATGAATTAGCGGAATGTTTTTCATAATTGTTTTCTAATAAACAATCTCGATTTAATTGTCTAGTTAATCCTTTCAAATCATTCTCTACATTAATTGTATTTGTCATTAAGTTTCCTCCCCATTTTTGTAATCTTAAATAAGGGTCGTCAACATAAAAAGGTTTATCTCCATTACCAGGTACATTCAATATATATTTTCCTTGGTCAGTGCTTTCCTGTAAACGTTTTTTGATTCTACATGGGTCATCATGAAATCTAGTAAATGCCATATAATTATATATATATAATTATTATATTTATAATTCTTATATTTATAATTATATATATACTTAAAAATAATTTATAAAAAACTTTATTGAAGAATCCAATGTTAAAAACAATAGCACTTAATATGATTGTTAAAAATGAAAGTCATGTTATTGAAAAAACGCTAGAACAATTAACGAGCGTATTCAATTTTTCATATTGGGTTATTTGTGATACAGGGTCAACTGATAATACCCAAAATATTATTAAAACGTTTTTTAAAAATAAAAACATAGAAGGTGAATTACTACAACATGAATGGAAAGATTTTGGATACAATAGAACATTAGCATTAGAAGCAGTCTATAATAAAAGTGATTATGTATTAATTTTTGATGCCGATGATTCTGTACATGGAAATTTAGTTCTTCCAGAGCTAACACATGATATGTATCATATGAAATTAGGTAAAGATTTTGTTTATAAGCGGCCGTTATTAGTAAATAATCGTTTAAAATGGAAATTCGTTGGAGTTTTACATGAATTTTTAGTTTGTGTAGATGATTATAAAACACAAGAAAACATTGAAGGTAATTATTATATTGAAAGTGGTAAATCAGGAGCAAGAAGTTTGGATAAAGATAAATATAAAAAAGATGCTATAATTCTTGAAAATGCTTATCATGTTGAAAAGGATGATAGTTTAAAAAATAGATATGCGTTTTATTGCGCTCAAAGTTATATGGATTCTAATAATAAAGAAAAATCGATTGAATGGTATAAAAAAGTACTAAATTCTAATAATTGGAGTCAAGAAAAATACTATTCATGTTTAATGATTGTTAAACAATTACAAGAAATGGAAAATTTTGATAAATTTGAGGTTATAAAATATTTAACACTTGCTGGAAATTATGATAGTGAAAGAATGGAACATACAACACGATTGAGTTTATTTTTGTATAATAATGGACTTCATAATCTAGTAAATGCTTTATATACACAGAATAAAAATAAGAAACGTATAGTTGAAGATATAAATAGTAAATTATTTGTATCAATGAATGATTATGATAATTCATTAGAATATTACAATTCTATTTCATCTTATTATATTAATGATTATAATAGTGGATATGAATGTTGTAAAAAAATTATATGTAATAGCATTAAAACGTATTCGATGAATACTTATCGTATCCCAACAACATTAAATAATTTATATTTTTACAAAGAATGTCTTAAAAATGATACAGATGAACAGTCATTACTTATTATGTTTAATACATTAAACTCACATATAAAACATATGTACAGTTCAAATCTATGTGAATTATGGAATATATTATATGATAAAATAAATTTTTCACAATACAAATCTTATAATTTTGAAAATAAAAAAAACCCGGTTGTATTCTTATCCATGACTACATGTAAACGTTATGATTTATTTGAAAAAACAATCAATTCTATACTAACAAATTGGATAGATTATGAAAAAGTAGATTATTGGTTTTGTGTTGATGATAATTCGAGTGATGTTGATAGACATAAAATGACATCAAAATATCCATTTTTTGATTATTATTTAAAAAATCAAGGCGAAAAAGGACATCGTCCAAGCATGAATATTATTTGGAATAAATTAAATGAATTAAAACCAAAGTATTGGATTCATTTGGAAGACGACTTTGTATTTTTTGACAAAACATCTTATATTGATAAAGCGATTGAAGGTATTGAAAAATTAAGCAACTATAATGTTAAACAACTATTATATAATAGGTCTTATGCTGAAATCATTGAAGATTATAGAATTTCTGGTTATATAGATGAGAAAGATTTCTGTGTTCATCAACACAACAATAATAATAATATAAATTATGTTAATAATCACTATTGGCCGCATTATAGTTTTAGACCTTCTCTAACAGTAGTAGATGTTATATTATCACTAGGTAATTTTGATAGTTCAAACCAATTTTTTGAATTAGATTATGCGAATAAATGGAATAATGCTGGATATAAATCTGGATTTTTCAATAAAATTACCAATAAACATATAGGCAGATTAACAAAAAATAGGAATGATGGAACAGTGTTAAACGCATATGAATTAAATTGTGAATCTCAATTTGTAAAAGAAAAAAATTATATTAAAATTGTAAATTTACTAAGACGACCAGATAGAAAAGAGAAAATGATTGAACTTTTAAAATCGCATAATATATCAAATTATGATTTTATAGAAGCCGTTGATGGAATGAAATTAGATGATAACGATATACTAGATATGTTTCATGGAAATGATTTTGCCAATAGAAGAGGATTCTTGGGGTGCGCATTAAGTCATATTAATTTATGGAGACGTTTATTACATGATAAAGATAATAATTATTATTTGATTCTAGAAGATGACGTTAATTTAACAAATGACTTTAAAGAACATATATACAAATTAAAACCAGTTATGAATTCAAAGGAAATCTTATTTATGGGATATAGTATGTATGCTTCAACTAGAAAGAAATATTATGATATTTATAATGCTGATACAAAAAACATTAAAGTTGTAAATCTTAACAACGATTTTTATCTTGGAGGGACATTTTGTTATAGTATTAATAAAAAGGGAGCCAAACATATGTTAGATTATATAGATAAACATGGAATCAAACATGGATTTGATTATATAATAGGTAAAAAAAATTATAATATTTGTTATGAACTTCAACCTCAAATTTGTTTTTCGGATTGGTTTGAAAGAAGTGAATTTGTTATTGATGATTTTGATACTGATATTCAAAAAAATTGTGAAACTATACCGATTCAAGACAATAAATTATTAAAAGAATATAATGAATTATTGAATCAATTTGTTTTTATACGTCAAGTTGACCAGATTAACAATGATTCTTATCATATACAAAATACTATATTTGAATCTATGAAAATTGCTTTGAATGATAAAAATGTGGCTGGATTTAATACATTAGGTTTCTTTAAAAATAAAATAGATAATTTAACAAAATCAACATTCTTTAATCTTGAAACAGATGGTATATACATCAAAAAGGATTATTATGAAAAATACATTAATAAGAATGAAAATACTAAATTAAACATTACAGAAAATCAACCAGATAAGAAATATACAAGAATTAAATTATTATGTAATTGGTCTAATTCTAAAAATTTTTGTAAAGAATGGTCTAATTTATATGATGATGTTGAGAATAAGAGATGGCAAAACTTTCAAATAGTTGATTCGGATGAGAATGTTGATTATTATGTTATAATTAATTATCCTTATAAAGAGGAATATCAATATTATGAACCTTCAAAAAGTGTAATATTTCATATGGAACCATGGGTACATGACAAAAATAAAAATTGGGGTGTTAAATGTTGGAAAGAATGGTCCGAACCAGATGAAACGAAATTTTTGTATGTAGGAAGTCATAAAAACGGATTAAATAATGTTCAGTGGCAAATCAATATACCAAATTACATATCGTCTGTTAGATACAATAAAGTTATATCGATATTAAGCGCCAAAAATTTTGATATAGGTCATCAAAATCGTATTAATTTCATAAAACATATGGAAAATAATAATGAAAATTTAATTGATGTATTTGGTCATAGTAATTATCATAATTTTAAAAATTATCAAGGACAATTAGTCAATGATAGAAAAGAAAATCACTATATTAATTATAAGTACTGTTTAGCAGTTGAAAATAATACAGAATATAATTATGCTACAGAGAAGATATGGGAATCGATTTTATGCGAATGTTTAACATTTTATTGGGGATGTCCTAACTTAGAAAATTACATTCATCCAGACGCATTTGTTAGATTAGACATGAATGATTTTGATAAATCTATGAATATAGTAAAAAGAGCAATTGAGGAGGATTGGTGGTCTCAAAGAATTAATATTATAAGAGAACAGAAGAAAAAAATAATTAACGAGTTAGGATTTTTCCCAAGATTGAAAAAAATTCTTAGATTAGATTAATTAAATTGTAATAAATATAAATACAATAGTTTGAAACTATCAAAAATAACAATATATTATTATAAATTATATTGTTATTGAATCATTAAGCATCAAATTCTGAAACCAATTCATCAATATAACTGTTGTTCGCAAGTTCGTTATGTAAAATTGTTTCAAATAAATGTATTCCATGTATATTATCATTTAAATTTTCTTTTATATTAATAAATTTATCTCTTTCTGTCCAAGGAAAAGGTAAAAATAACTCACTATTTAATATTTTAATTTTATACTTCAACATATAATGTTTGTTATTATCTAATAATAATTTATTACTATTTCTAATATGATACGCCCAATTGTTCATTCTTAAACCACTTTTGAATGTTTCTAACCATTTCAAAATAAATTTATTTTTTGGTTTACTAGCTAAGAAACAATTAATTAATAAATCACCTGATTTACTATTCTCTTCTGATAAATAAAAGTCACTTCCACTATTTATAATATGTTCAAAATTTTTAATAACTAATAAATCTAAATCTAAATAAATACCTCCATGTTCATATAATTTTTCTAATCTTATTACATCGGCTTTGTATTGTATGTATTTAAGTGGAAAATCATCAAAGTGACTAGGTGGTTCTGTTTTTTCAATTGTAACGTATTTTTTAATTTTATCCCAATACGCATTATGAATTGGCTCTACATCATTATATATAATAATCTTATAATCAGGCATATGTTTTACAATTGATAATACACAAGCATAATGATATTTCGCAAAGTCAATACCCTTGAAATAAATCAAATGTACGAGTTTTGGTATCGGACCACTAATATTAGGATATAACATATCTAAATTAAATTTTGTAAAATTACGTCTATCTTCTTTTATAATTTCAGAATTATAAAGTGATTTTAATATTTTTTTTGCTTTTTTTTGATTTTTACAGAAGTTTGCGTATCCACTAAAAAATTTAACTGTTTGAGTATTTTCGTCATTTAAATGCTCAAAATATTTTAAATATACATCACATACATAGTTTAATT